AAAACTACGCACGCGTTACCAAGCAAAATCAGCGCGAAACATGCACGCCAAGTAAGTCTGTATGTTGCTGCCGTAGAAGGTGCAACTGAAGGCCGCGTGACATATGTTACGCCAAAGAAGTCTGCGACATATGCGGTTGATTCAGTTGATGAACATTTAAAAGCTTTGAAGCGCATTGGAATGACGATTCAAAGATTCCTGTCTTTATCGACAGATCCGCAGGAGCTTGCGTCTTACGTTGTTCCAGACACGAGCTCTTTTTACTTTAACGATGACGAGGCAAGACAAGCCGCGTTTGAGATTTGGGGCGTATAATGGCGCATACAACACCAGCACAGCAATTTGGATATTTGGCTTTAACGGATGCTGATGATGAAGGTCGGATTTTAGTTAAGGCTGATAAGATCGCTGGAATTCATAATCGCGTATCTACAGACGAAGATGATAATGAATATAGTTTCACTATCATTAGGATAGCCGACGAAGTTGATTTCTACGTTAAAGAAACGCTTGAACAGATCCTTGATCAACTAGAGTCAATACATCCTCACATGCGTTAAACGGAATTTCCCGAAACGGGAAGAGGCTTGCGACAGGCCAGACTGTCGCGCAAAGGAGAAAGACTATGTCAGCATTTGGTGGTTTTTTTGATGGTGTCGGCACAGGTGGTGCAGACTTTTTGCCTATCGTTAAATTTGACTCGCGTAGCGGACGTATTTCGCGCCGTGATCGAAATAACGGGGAGACAACAGAAGTTGATATCACGAAGAACTTTAAAGCGATCATCGACTTCCCGAACGTGGAAGTTGGTTTCATCAATTTCGCTACCGGCGGCGCTCCAGACTTTCGTATGGTTCGTCTCTCCGACGGTGTTTCTGTCGATAATCCTGGTGATGGTTACAAGCGCGGAGTCCGCTTCGTTATCAAGTTATCCAAGGAATGTGGTGGTGACGTCAGAGAGTTCGCCAGCAATGCAGCTGCGTTCCTTGATGGCGCTAAGAAATTAGCTGACGCCTATAACGAAGGTGTTAAGTCTAACCCTGATAAATTGCCAGTTGTTGTCCTTAAGGACGCAGTGGCAAAAACCTCTGGTGAAGGGGCCAGAAAGTCGACGAATTACGTTCCTGTATGGGAGATTACTGGATGGGTTGCTCGTCCTTCTGATCTTACATATAAGCCGCGTAATTCGTCGGCAGCTTCTTCTGCGCCATCAGCTCCTCCGTCAACTGGTTCGACAAAAGTGTCAGCCCCTGTTTCGGAAGATGAGGATGATTTCGGTTAATTGACCATTAGACGGAGCCCTAACTTCGTCTGATATTGGGTGTGGCGTTACTTTGCAAAGCCGCGTCACACCCTCTTACACAAGGAACAGATATGAGTAATCAAGCAAAAAATAAGCAAATGCTTGAATGGTTTTATGAAAATATCTCTTCTGCAAAAGAAGATTGTATAAACTGGCCATTTGGGACCAATGGCCATGGATATGGCCGCATGACTTTAAATGGGTCAAGAGTTTTGGCTTTTTGGATTTCATGCGAAATGTTGCATGGGCCAAAGCCTACAGATAAGCACGAGGCTGCACACGATTGTGGAAATAGATTATGCGTTAATCCTAATCATTTAAGATGGGACATAAGAAAAGGTAATATGGCAGATAAATTGCGTCATGGAACTCATAATAGAGGCGAAAAACATTCTAAACATAAATTATCTGACGAAGATATTTATAAAATTAAAGAATTATGCGGTGTTATAACTCATGAAGAAATAGCTAAAATGTTTAACATTAGCATTGCGCTGGTTTCTTTAATTAGAAACAACAAAAGATGGTCACATCTTACACAAGAGGCGGCGTAAATGAGGTTTTTAATTACCATGTCTATGCCGTCCTATAGCGGCAATCTAGTTCACCAGATCCAAGCTGAGTATCCAGTTAATAGTTTGGAAGAATTTGTAGATGCATTAACGGAAAATGATTTCGTTATAGTGCAAGAATTTTATCGAGATCAAAATACGAAGGAGGATTATAGTAGAGGGCATATGGCAATTAACTATCGATATGTTGGGAAAGTTAAGGTTATGAACAACGATCCCGCCAGCTTCAGAAAGGAATAAAATGACTAAGCAAGATCCACATACTTTATTACAGCAAGCAAGTGAAATTATAGGTCAGAGAGGCCAGAACTACGGCCAGATTGAAGACAACTTCCAGCTTATTGCCGATCTGTCTTCATTACGTCTTGGCCGCGATTTCCACCCATATGAGATTGCAGTCATTATGGCTTGCGTTAAAAACGCACGTTCATTTGCGACGCCTGATCACATGGACAGCCATCTGGATAGCATCAACTACGAGGCTTTTGCAGCAGTATTTGCGCCTGATTATGTTAAGCAGCGCAGTGAGACGCCAGAAGTTGAGCTTGGCTATCAGCGCAAAGCCGATCGTAAGCCTGCAAACATTACGACGCTAAAAACAAAAATGCCTCCTAAGATTGCGATCAATCTTGATGCTCTTGAAGACGAGATTGTGACGCCGGTTTAATACTTTATGGGGGAGATATCTCCCCCTTATTTTATTGAGGTTGAGATGCGAAAAGTAAAAGTTATGGACATAATCCGCCAAGAGTCTGAAAGAACCGGCGTTCCTGCGTCAGACATTACTGGTGAAAAAAGAACACATGAATTATGCCACTTGCGTCATTACTGTATGTGGCGAGCAAAGATTGAGACGGGTTTTTCTTACCCCGCCATAGGCAGATATTTTGGGAACAGAGATCATACCAGCGTATTGCATGGCGTTAAGCGCATTGAGTCCATGCCTATCGAAGAGCGCCGTTGGGACCCTCCTAAAGTTAAAATGAAAATTCCAAATTACGATAAAAATGATGATATGATGCCACCGAAAACGATCTTCCCAATACAGCCGATTTACAAGGTGGCGTAATGACAGAGAAGTTTTACAGGTATGTGCCTTTCTCGAAGGAAAAAGACTTTGAGAGATTAGGATGGGAGTTTGAGTCTTATCTACCGCTTCCACACGCCTGCTACGCCAGCCTGTATGTTTGGCGGGGAGAAGGTGAACCTGTAGATCCAGAAATAGAGATAACGGTTTACCCAGTTAAAAAGGAAAAGACAGATGAATGACGATCCAACATACGCAGATGGGATCAAAAACGAACGTGCAAGATGCATTGCAATTACGGAAGAATGGCAAAGGTCGAGTTACATAGCAACGCATTATGGCGATATAGACGCTCATTCCTTGCTGGTTTTACTAAAAGTCGTGAAAAGCATTCAAGAAGAAATACGGTCGGGGAAACCATGAAAAAAGATGATTCAAAAGTTCCGTATTCTGAAGAAGAGAAGAAAGATCCTATTAGCGGTCTTGCCAAGGAGTTAAAGAAATTAAAGAAGAAGTTTAAGAAATTGAGACGTTCGGTGAGGGCATCAAAATGACCGACAAAAAGTCATACCCTGAGCTTGTTGAGCTTATATCAAAGCTGCAATTTGAAAGCAGATATGATGACGCCAAGATATGCGTGAAGTCGCTGTATGATTTAGATAGAAAAGATAAGCGCACCGCTGAACTAGAACATCGACTGAAATTCGAGTGTGACACCTATCTTTGGCACCGTAAACGAATGTCGAGACGTATTGCGCTTTTAGAATATTGGATGGAAAAGTTGTTTAAATACGGCAGTTTGCCGGAAGCAAGACGCAATGAGCTGACAATGACGACAGAAATACCTGACTCTTTGATACGAGAGGGCGAGGATATTTTGCATCATCTTGAGGAAAGATCAGATTTGGAGAAGGCAGAATGACTGACTATACATCCCTCTTAGAGCGTTTGCGTGGCGAACACGGGACTGATCCTTGGCAAATAAACCCAGCAGCTAAAACAGCAGCTGACGCTATTGAACACCTCTGCACTGAGAATATGCTGCTAAAAGCGGCATTTCGTGTCAATATGCTGCGTTGTTTTCCTTATATGTCGCATGAGGAAATAGATACTGAAATAGAACATGCTATTTTGGGAGAGAAGGACAGTGCCTGACATCAGCATGTGCGCCGTAACCATTTGCCCAAAGTCGAACGAGTGTTACCGACACAAAGATAGCGGCACAAAGGCCAGTGAATATTGGCAATCGTATTTCATTTGGCCTGATGATTACAAAGGCCCGTGTGAACACTTTTGGCAGATTTTACCGAACGGTAAATATAATAGTTCTCAAATAAAAAAAGGTAAAAATTTTACTGAACAGTAAATATTTCAGATACGGTATAATGCCGTAATCCATATATGGCTCACAAAGCCTTCATATGATCCAAATATGACGCACGAAGTTTACAAAGCATCAAAAATACATAGTCAGACTATGACTTTATCGGCGTAACCCCTTCAGCCGTTGGAATCGTCTTAAACGAACGCCTGACAGCTCCAAGCATCATAATGGCTTCTTTCTTTGCGTCCTCGTTCTTCAAATGATCGACAAGAGCAATTAACTTCGTAAATGCCACGACCCTAGCTGCCACGCTATCTAACGGAAACTCGTCTCCATCAGACGTATCGATTTCAACGATGTCGTCTTCGTCGTCAATCATATCAGTCTCCCTCAGAACGGACGCTTACGCCGCCCTTCCCTTATATATACTGCCTTCATCGGGCGCGCCGAGTATGAGTTTCCAGCGTCTAGCAACGCCGTGATTAGGATGAACACTAAGGAGCCACTGGCTGCAAGGGCTGCTACGCATACGACCAGAGCGGCTATACTCACTGGGACCTGAGACTGAGCCATTACAAAATCCTTGCTCCAGCTCGACGCTGGTGTGGAAATGGCCAACAACCACATAGTCTACCACGATTTGCTCTGCCGCATAGTCCTGAATAACGCGTTGCATACCACGAGCAATTGTTGCAACCGGACCAACCATACCCATGCCACCCCGCGACCCTATCCTATCGCCATGAGTGAAAAGGAAATTCCAGCCGCAGATATTGATTAACGCATCACCCGACGCCGGGGCTGCAAATGATATCCGCTTGGTCCCTTTTGCCATGAACCAGCTTTCGACGAGCCAGGCGACGAGGGTGTCGTAGGAGTTGAGGACAAATCCCTTTGATTCTGGCTTACGGGTTGTCCGTCCATGGTTGCCCGGAACGGAGACGACTCGAATTTCGCAGTCAAAGGATTCGAGAAGGAGTTCAAGCCCAGATATGATATGCGTTGCAAGTTCTCTGACAGCGGGGATAGCAAGTAGATCATTAGACTTCGCTAATTCTTCGTGGATTTCACCGCTGATAAGATCGCCGCCAAGTATAACATATATCACGCCAGGCGGAGGACCAGACCAGTGGACAGTCCCCATTTTGACGACGCCTTGGAATAGACGCTCAAGACGTTTACCGCAAATCTTTTTATCAAATGTATTCCTGCCGCCCATCTGATTCTTGTCGATCGTCTCGCCCATATGGACGTCCGATACCATAAGAACCAGCGCCTCTTTCTGTCCCTTCTTATCGCCTTTAGATGGCTTCCAGGGCTGCGGCTCTAGTGGCGTGGCGGCAAGACCTAAAATGCCTTCCCTAATCGCCTCTGAGCTAATGTTGGTGCGTTCAGCCTTGGCCGCTCTTGTCTCTGCTATTGCCAATTTATCTTTAAGGCGTCGGACAATGATGTGGTCGGCGTTTTCTTCTTTGATACCAGTAAATATTTTCCAATTTGGTTCTAACCCATGTTCTCTCTTTGACTCTCCCAGCTTTCTGGCAATAACCGATCTGTGAACACCTAATTTTTTTGCGATAGTTGCTGTTGCCAGCCTTTGATGGTTAACGCATTTATGTCCGTCTGGATAATCCCCGTTACGGAGCGCCTGTTCAATTAAGCTGATTAGTTCTTCAGCTTCTTCTCTTGCAATCATTGGCGTTCCCTGTAATATCGGGGCACTAACCCTATAGACGTTAATTATTGTCGTTTTATGTCAATGGGTTATGTATTTTACATTTAATATCGAAATATAGCAAGGAAATCGACATGATCAGTTCAAAGCAAAGAGACCAACTTATTAAATATTGGGAAGAGGGGTTAAGCGGCAGCCAAATTGGCGAGAAGCTTAATATGACGCGCAATGCCGTTATTGGCATGGTTAATAGACTAAGACGCAAGGGTCACGTTTTTGCGCGTGATGAAAAAGAACAGCATAAGAAAAGAGTTGTTGAAGCAAGAAAAGTTAGAGAAGAAGATTACGCCAAAAGACATAACCCAAAAGCAATAAATATAATACCTAAAGATTTACAAATAGAAAATGTTCCTTCACTGCCAACGCGTTCAGGTGGCATAGAATTACTGGATCTTAAACTGAACTCATGTAGATTTATTATTTCAGGTGACGAAACGCCTGTTAAATACTGTGGTGAGATGCAGACGCGTGGTTCTTATTGCGCCGAGCATTACTCGATATGCTACTACCCTGCACGCGGTAATTTGGAAAAAATGCTTCGCAAAAATATGTAAATCTACTCAAGCGTTAATTGCATAAAGTCATAAAACACGCGACCTAACTTAAAACTATAAATGGCGATTAAGATAAGCAAAGCTGCTTTTATAATCGCCATTAACATTTGTTCGTGGTCGGGATGCAAATATTTATGCCCACGTTACAGTGACAACGCCTGCTGCGCCTCCACTGCCAGAAGCGGCATTGTTCCAACATGCGCAACCAAAATTAGTTGTTCCAACTATAAGTTGATAAACAAGACAGCCACCACCGCCACCAGAACCGCCCCCGCCAATTGAAACAGTAACGGTTGTTCCAGATGGAGGGCCTGATCCTCCTTGAACTGGATTAGTATAAGTTGTTGAAATAACCTGACCAGACTGTCCTGGATTGCTTGATGAAGCAGAACCTGCTCCACCAGCTCCGCCTGCCGCAGATAAATAGCCGCCAAAAGAAGATCCGGAACCGTATCCTCCGGAAGAACCTGAAGTGAATTTGCCGGCTCCCGTACAAGGAGAACTAATATATCCAGGAGCGCCAGATGCGCCTCCCTGTCCTCCTTGGACAGTAATCGTAATTGTATTATAAACAGGAATAACAAAAGATTGTGTGCTATTAAAAGTCCGAGACCCGCCAACAATTTTATATGTGCTATAAAATAAATTCATTGCAATAGAATTAGGAGAAACAGGAAATCTAAATTCTTGACCTCCTAAACCATAATAAACGCCACGATACGACCCTAAATCATTCCCGTAGCCAAATTCGCTATTGATGGAGTTGCCTCCACTAGCCAACCCAAGAACAAGAGGACCGCTTGCAGGAAGAGTCATTATTTCTTCTCTAATTGTTCGACACGATCGGACAACTCTTTAACAGCTTCAATGAGAACACCGACCATGTTGGCGTATGCAACACTCAACATCTCATCTGGGCCCTGATATACAAGAGATGGCAAAACTTCTTGAACTTCTTGCGCGATAAGACCAAGAGATGGCTTCTTGGTATTTTTTAAGATAAAGCTAACCCCACGCAATCGCTTAATAATATCCAGAGAATCTTCAAGCGTTCTGACGTCTTCTTTTAATCTTTCGTCGGAAGGGATTGTTCCAAAAGCTGTAACATTTCCAGAAGCTACGATATTACCAGAAACGTTTAAAACAGGAGAAGTTGATGTAGGATCAAATACCAACTTACCTGTTCCAACATTCAGGACGCCGCCAAGAGAAAGATTGCCCGATACCGTTCCACCCGTGACATTTAGCTTGCTACTTAAAGCGTCGTATGCCTCTGTGCCGTTGCTAAAGACGATCGTTGAAAATCCTTGAGGAACCGTAACGAGATTTGCGCCAGTCAATACTTTAACGCGAACATTAAAAGCGCCAGTCGTGTTATTTGAAACAATCCAATAACCGCCAAATGTAGCTGGAATTGTAACATTAGCATCAGCCGTAATTGTGCCAGTTACGTTAATGCGTGAGTTTTGTATGTCCGTGCTACTCAACGTATAAACATTGGCGACGTTAACTGGCTGGACTGTCGCGCCAAGGATGCTATCAAGATCCGTAAAGTTATAATTAAGCGGCGTTGACCAATCCAAATCACCTTTGTCTGGACGATCAAGAAGC